AGAGTTAAAGGTGATCAACTACCATCTGGTGTAGATTGGTGTGCTTTTGATTGGGCTGTGAACAGTGGTAGTGGTAGACCAGCTAAAGCTATACAACGTGCAGTAGGTGCTACCGCAGATGGTGCTATTGGTCCTAAGACATTACAACTCGTTATGGAAAAAGACCCTAAGTATATTATTGACTATGTATATACAGTAAGACAAGGGTTCTATGAAGGATTGGATACGTACAAAACATTTGGACGTGGTTGGTCTAGGCGAAATAAAGAAACGCTTGAACAAGCATTGCACATGGTGGAATAATAATATGGCACGTGAGTTAACAGATAGACAGAAGAAGTTCTTAGCAGTCCTTATGGATGAAGCTGGTGGAGACATTACCAGTGCTAAGATCATTGCAGGTTATTCAGCTAATACTTCTAATACAGAAATAACGAATAGCTTGAAAGAAGAAATCATTGATGTTACTCACAGCTACTTAGCACGTAATGTACCTAAAGCTGCAATGGCTATGGTAGGTGCATTGTATGATCCTACTGAGTTAGGTATACGTGATAAGATGACAGCCGCTAAAGAACTACTTGATCGTACTGGTTTAGTTAAAACTGAGAAGATGCAAGTAGAAGCTAAGGGTGGTGTCATGTTAATGCCAGCTAAACAAACACAGGAAGATGATGAATAAACCATTAGGTAAATGGAAATTACCACAACCGACAGACCTTAAAGAAAGTAATAGATGGGTAGCAATCCCACGTGTAGCAAGAACAATTCCCTTTGGTTATGAAGTAGACCCAAAAGATAAAGGAATACTCTTGCCAATCAGTGCAGAACTTGATATGCTTGAGCAAGCACAGAAATACTTAAAACAGTATTCATATCGAGAAGTAGCTAACTGGTTGACTAGAAATACAGGTAGAACTATTTCTCATGTAGGTTTAAAGAAACGGTTGGATAATGAGCGACAAAGAAAAAACAAAGCTGGAAGCCTTCGCAGATGGGCAGACTATGCGAAAAAGGCAATCGCCAAAGCGGAAGAAATCGAGCGCACAAGGCTCGGTGCAAAAGAAAACGAAGACACAGAAGAGCAAACCAAAGCAGCCTAATAAAGTTGTAGTTGATCATGACTTATCTAAAGTTGAAGAACAACACAATGTAATATTCAAACCTAATGTTGGTCCACAAACTGACTTCCTTGCTGCAGGTGAACGTGAAGTACTATATGGTGGCTCGGCTGGTGGTGGCAAATCATATGCTATGTTAGCTGATCCTTTACGTTTCATGGGACATCCATCATTCTCAGGGTTACTACTAAGACATACTACAGAAGAACTAAGAGAACTTATATTTAAGTCTCAAGAAATGTATCCTAAGATATGGCCGGGTATTAAGTGGTCAGAACGTAAGATGCAATGGACAGCACCATCAGGTGCAAGACTGTGGATGTCATACCTAGATAAAGAGGATGATGTATTAAGATACCAAGGTTTAGCATTTAGTTGGATAGGCTTTGACGAACTTACACAGTGGCCTACACCATTTGCTTGGAACTATATGAGATCACGTTTACGTTCTACTGCAAGTGATTTACCAGTGTATATGAGAGCTACAACTAACCCCGGTGGTAGAGGCCATCATTGGGTTAAGAAGATGTTTATCGACCCTGCTCCTCACAACAAAGCATTTGATGCTACTGATATTGAAACAACTGAAGTACTAAGATACCCTGCAGGTCACGAGAAAGCTGGTAAGGCATTATTCAAACGTAAGTTTATACCTGCTAGACTATCTGATAATCCATACTTAGCTGAACAAGGTGACTATGAAGCGATGCTTCTATCACTACCAGAACAGCAACGTAGACAATTGCTAGAAGGTGATTGGGATATTAAAGAAGGTGCAGCGTTCACTGAGTTCGATAGAACTAAACATGTGATAGAACCTTTTGAGATACCAAGTAACTGGGTTAAGTTTAGAGCGTGTGACTACGGTTATGGAAGTAAATCTGGTGTAGTATGGTTTGCAGTATCTCCAAGTGAACAGCTTATAGTATACCGTGAGTTATATGTAAGTAAAGTATTAGCGGCAGATTTAGCTGATCAAGTACTTGACTTAGAAGCTGGAGATGGTAATATTAAGTATGGGGTACTTGATAGTTCATTATGGCACAAGCGTGGTGATACAGGACCATCCCTAGCAGAACAAATGGTTCAAAGAGGTTGCAGATGGCGACCATCAGATAGATCAAAAGGTTCACGTGTAGCAGGTAAGAATGAGATACACAGACGTTTACAAGTAGATGAATATACAGAAGAGCCTAGACTAGTGTTCTTTGATACATGTACTAACATGGTAGCTCAATTACCTGCATTACCAATAGATAAAAGAAACCCAGAAGATATAGACACTACCTCAGAAGATCACTTGTATGATGCATTACGTTATGGTATCATGTCACGACCACGGTTTAGTATATTTGATTATGATCCAAATGGAAGACCGTCAGGTGGTATGAACATAGCAGATTCCACGTTTGGATATTAAGGACAAATAAATGGCAGAAGAAAACGAAGGCTTTATCGAAGACGATGCAATTATCCTAGAGGATAGTGATGACTCTACGGTGGATGATGCAGATACATCAAAGATAATTCCATTTATTATGGAGAAGTATAATCGTGCTGACGACTATAGACAGCAAGATGAGGATCGTTGGTTACAAGCATATCGTAACTATCGTGGTGTATATAGTTCTGATGTACAATTTACAGAAGCTGAGAAGTCAAGAGTATTTATTAAAGTAACTAAAACTAAAACACTTGCTGCATATGGTCAGATTGTTGATGTACTATTTGCAGGTCAAAAGTTTCCATTAACAGTTGATCCTACAGAACTACCAGAGGGTGTAGTATCAGATGTGCACTTTGATCCTAAAGAGCCTGAGCAGTTACGTGAGTCAGAATTAGGTGATGAAGTTAATCCTTATGGCTTTGCTGGTGATGGTAAAGATTTACCTGCAGGTTCTACTGCTAAAACATTACTAGATAGTATTGGTCCTCTGAAAGATAAACTAAGTGAGATTGATAATGTGCGTGAGGGTGTAGGTAAAACTCCTACATCTGTTACGTTTAGCCCTGCTATGATAGCGGCTAAGATGATGCAGAAGAAGATACACGATCAACTAGAAGAGTCTAGTGCTAGTAAACATTTACGTAGTACAGCTTTTGAGATGGCACTATTTGGTACTGGTGTCATGAAAGGTCCTTTTGCAGTAGATAAAGAATATCCTAATTGGGATGATGAAGGTGAGTATTCACCTATTATGAAAACTATACCTCAAGTATCACACGTATCTGTGTGGAACTTCTACCCTGATCCTGACGCTACTAACATGGATGAGGCACAGTTTGTTATTGAACGTCATAAGATGTCAAGAACACAGTTGCGTGCACTTAAACGTAGACCACACTTCCGTTCATCTGTTATTGATGAAGCTATCTCATTAGGTGAGAACTATAGTAAAGAATCATGGGAAGATGATTTATCTGATTATGCACCTGAGCATGGCATTGAACGTTTTGAAGTCCTAGAGTATTGGGGCATGGTAGATGTTGAAATGTTGATTGAGCAAGGCGTAGATATACCAGATGAATTATCTAATGTAGACGAGTTACAAGCTAATGTTTGGATTTGTAATGGTAAATTACTACGTATGGTTATGAATCCGTTCAAACCTGCACGTATACCTTACATGGCTGTTCCATATGAGCTTAACCCTTACAGCTTCTTTGGTGTAGGTATAGCTGAGAACATGGATGATACACAAACACTAATGAATGGTTTCATGCGTATGGCTGTAGATAATGCTGTACTATCAGGAAACTTGTTGATAGAGGTAGACGAAACTAACTTAGTGCCGGGACAGGATATGTCCGTGTATCCCGGTAAAGTCTTTCGTCGCCAAGGCGGTGCACCCGGGCAAAGCATTTTTGGAACTAAGTTTCCTAATGTGGCTCAGGAGAACTTGCAACTCTTTGACAAGGCACGTGTCCTTGCAGATGAGTCCACAGGATTTCCATCTTTCGCACATGGTCAAACAGGTGTGTCGGGTGTAGGTCGTACTGCTTCTGGTATTAGTATGTTAATGGGTGCTGCACAAGGTGGCATAAAAAATGTTATCAAGAATATTGATGACTATTTATTACGACCATTAGGTGAGAACCTATTTAGATTTAATATGCAGTTTGATTATGATCCTAAGATCAAAGGTGACTTAGAAGTTAAGGCTCGTGGTACTGAAAGTTTAATGGCTAATGAAGTACGTAGCCAAAGATTAATGCAGTTTATGCAAATTTCTTCTAGTCCAGCCCTTGCACCTTTTGCAAAATTCCAGTATATTATACGTGAGATTGCAAAGTCTCTTGAGTTAGACCCAGATAAGGTTACTAACAATATGGACGAGGCAGCTATTCAAGCTGAACTCATGAAAGGTTTTCAACAAGCACAACCAGAACAACAGGGTGCACCAGCAGGTGCTAATCCAGCAGACCCTACAGGTGCAGGTGGTGGTAACATAGGTACAGGACAAGCTCCTTTACCACAAGAACAAGGATTTAGCGGAAATGCAGAAGGACAAGGAGCACCTGAGCAAGCTCAAGGCAATGGTCAGCAACCACCAGCAATGGGAACAGTTCAATAATTATATAGATAGTTTGATAGCTCAACAGCACAGAACTATGGAACAAGCTGATAATGATAAGATTATATACCGAGCACAAGGTGCGATCTTTCAATTACGTAGAATAAAACTATTACGTGACGAAGTATTAAAACATAAATAAGGAAACATCCCATGATGGAAAAACAAATGGAACTATTCGCACGTGGTGGCCTCAAAGATGAGGGTGGTATGATTGACGAAGAATCAGGTAATGAAGTTCCTGTAGGTGGAACTCGTGAAGGTGTTCGTGATGATATAGATGCTAACGTAAGCAATGGTGAGTTTATTTTTTCAGAAGATGTTACACGTTATATTGGTTTAGATAAACTTATGCAATTACGACAACAGGCTAAGATGGGTTTAAAAAGAATGGAAGCTATGGGTCAGATGGGTAATAGCGATGAAGCTACTATGGATGATGATTTACCTTTTGGTATGGATGACTTAATTATTGTTGCAGGTGATTCTGGAAATGATGGTGAAATCAACATGGCTGTTGGCGGTTTAACTACAGGTACTACAGATGTTATGCGTACCCCTGATCCAGTTGCAGCTGTTGCAAATAATCCTGTTGTACCATTAAGTACTAGCACACGTAGACTTACACCAGAAATTACACAACCAGTACGAACTACAGTTGATTTTAAAAAACTTATGGGTGATGCATCTATTGAGTATAAAGAATATCGTAATGCTGCAGGTAATAATATACTAGTACCATTTATAGGTGGTAAAGCTACATTCCCTATTCCCGATGGTTATACTTTGTATACAGGTACTGATGCACCTGTTGGGTCAGGTACTACACCTACAGATAATATAGTTGCAGATGCTAACACGGCTACCCAAGAAAGACGTAGTAATAATGATGATCGTACTAATGTTGCACTACCACCGCCAGAAGCAATTGATTGGGACAATCTAAGTTATGAAGAATACATGGATAAGTCTTCTACATTAGTTGGTGTAGGAAGAACCTTTGCTAAAGCGGCTACGTTATTTATGGGGCCACTTGCTATATTTCCTATGGCAGCAATGGCACATCAAGATAAAAAAGCACTATTGGGTGCTACTAAACTTTTAAACTCTGGACTATTAAATGCAGAACAAATTGCAGCACTTAAAACTAGAACTGAGGGTATAAATGAACACGCTGGTGGTTTAATTAATAATGTATTAGGCGATGTATTTGGTGGTGTTATTGATGCAGTAGCAGGTGCTTTAGGTAAATTACCAGAAGAAGTAGCAGAAGTTAAAAAGGTTGCTGTAGAAACTGGTGTTAAAGTAGACCCAACACCTAGAGTATTTTTGCCACAAAACACAGGTATGCCTTTAACAAAAGCTATATTACCCCCTGTTGTCAGTTCTACAAATGCTAGTGGCGATCCTAGTGAAACAGGTACTACTGGTGTGGTTGTACCCGATCAGTATACGTTAGCTAGTACAGAAAGTAATCGTTTTGTTAAACCTACAAATGCTAGTGGTGATCCTAGTGAAATAGGTACTACTGGAGTCTTTACAAACGCAAGTGGTGATCCAAGTGAAACAGCTATTATGCCTATAGATACTTCTACATATACACCACCTTCTGTTACAGGTATTAATGCACCAACACCTTTTACCTTTAAAGAGTTACCTATACAAGATGATGCTGATGACTTTACAAATATAGCAAATAGAAACTTTGAACCTAAAACAATAGAAGTAATACCGGGTGAAACCGTATATGATAATAAAAAATATGTAGCACCTAAACCTGCTTCTGATTATATTGGTGCTAATAGTTTTAAAGAAGCACAGGCTAATTTAGATTTACGTACTGCGCCTATGGGAGAAGCTCAACTTGCCTATCAAAAAGACGCAACACGTAGTATTGATAGTTTAATGCCACCGACTGTAGCGGAACAAACTGCTAGTGCGTTTCCTTCATATACAACGCCTAGTGTTTCTGGTATAATACCACCTAAACCAATTAATGCAAGTGGTGATCCTAGCGAAACAGGTACTACTGGAGTGTTTACAGGTACAAGACCCGATGCTTTAGACCTACCACAAGTAAGTAGACCCGATCAAGTTGTAGGGCCTTTAACCTCTGAAATGCCCATGGATATTACAGAAGATGCTAAGTTAGATATTACAAAAACAGAACCAGTGAAAGAAGAAAAAACTGGTTTAGGTGTTAAGGTAAGCAAACCTAAACAAATATATAAAGCTGGTCAATCTAACCAAGCTACAGCATGGGAAAACTTACCTGATGTAAATTTAGATCAAGCTTATGAGTTAAGTGAAAGATACAAAACTACAGGCGGTACTACTGTAGATAATTATGCAGTAGGTGCTGTTTCAGATGGTAGTTCTACAGGTATACTTTCTGATGATCAAGGCTTTGCTATTAGAGCAGATAATGGTAGAAATGTATTTGTGGATGAGCAAGGTGAATATCACAGACCTACATGGGGTGAAATGATAAAGAATGGTCGGAACTTTAAACAGCGTAACGTAGGCGATTATGACAGAAATAAAATTAGTATTGCTAGTACCGATAGAGTTTCTACAGTTACTGCAGCTAGGAAAAATGAACTATCTGCAACTGCTAAAGCTAAGATAGGTAAAGATGCTAGTGGTGGCGATCCTAATATGAAAGGTGCTGTATGGTATAATCAACCGGGTACTAATGTATTAACTCGTAAGTTCCCAACAGCGGCTGAGAAGAAAGAAATAAAAGCTGAACAGGATAAACAAGCTAGAATAGAAAAAACTAGAAAAGCTGTTGCTGATAAAAAAGCTGAAGATGCTAGGATTAGAGCAGAGTCTATAAGAAGAGCTAATGAAGTTTATGCTCAACAACAAGCTGCAGCACAGTCAAGCGGTGGTGGTAGCAGTAGTAGAGATAGACGAAAGAAACAAAAACAAGCACAAGCATCAGCTACAAGATACACAAAGTCAGCAATATCCAGAAACGCTGGTAAAGATGGTAAGGTAACTAAAGATACATACAAAGGCGGTGGATTCTAATGGATTTTGAAGAATATAAAAATGAAGTATCAGGTAGATTTGATGCACTACTAGATGAAGAACGAGAACAATTGGCTGACTTATTGAGAAGTCCCATAGGAGAAATTTTAATAAGTGTATTAGGTACAGAACTGTTGGACTTAGGTACACCAGATGTTATTGAACCTACTGCACCTGTAAGGCGTGGATTAGCAGCACCCGTTATTTAAACTACTGCTAAATTTGAACTGGCTACCCATCCCCCTACCAACACTAGGCTACGGCGGCCCCAGTATGAAAGACTGAAACATGAATGATAAAATAATGGCAGAAGAAGTAAAGCCAGAAACTAAAGTTGCATTTGCAAATCGTAAGTACACTAATGAAGACAAACGTAAGATGGAAGAGGAAGAACTCGAACAACTTATTGCTGAACAAAAAGGTGAGACAACAGAAGCTACAGAGGAAGTAGTTGAAGCTGAACCTGCTAATGCTGAAGAAAAAAGTTTTAAGAAACGCTACGGTGATCTTAGACGACATATGCAAGATAAAGAAAAAGATTGGGACGACAAGTTTAAAGCATTACAACGTCAGCTTGAAGACTCAACTAAACAAGAAATTAAATTACCTAAGTCTGATGATGATATTGATGCTTGGGCAAAAGAATACCCAGATGTAGCGGCTATAGTAGAAACTATTGCAATTAAAAAAGCTAAAGAACAAGCTGCTGGATTAGAAGAACGTGTAAAAGAAATTGATGAAATGAAAGCCGATGCAGCACGCAAGAAAGCTGAAGTAGAATTAATGACTGCACACCCTGATTTCGATGAGATTAGAGATGATGATGCGTTTCATAATTGGGTAGATGAACAACCTAAATGGGTACAGGATGCGTTGTATGAAAACGCTAGTGACTCAAGATCAGCCGCACGTGCAATTGATTTGTATAAAGCTGATATGAATATTCAAACAAAGAAACCTGTGAGCAACAATAAAGATGCCGCACGTTCAGTAAACAGTCGTAGTAACGCTACACCTGATTCAGAAGATTCTAAGAATGTATTTAAGGAATCGCAAGTGAATAAGATGACAGCACAACAGTACGAAAAAGCTTCAGATGCTATTATGGAAGCAATACGTACTGGTAAGTTTATTTACGATATGTCGGGCAATGCTCGATAAAGCTATTGACATATTATATATTTATGATATAACTATATGTACAATGTAGTAGTGTGACCCCTAAGACACAGGTTACTCACATTACGACTAAACCCACGCAAACAACAATATACTTCTTGACAACCTAATGTCTTATGGCCCATTATAGTGAAGGTAGGCCAACTTTCATGATAATGCACCCTACAAGTACTTAGCCTCTATATAAGTGAATAGTCGTTTGCATCTGTAATCTAATGCTAAAGGAGAATTAAAATGGCATTTGGAAAGGCTTCGGGCTATGCAAACTTACCGAACGGTAACTTCTCGCCCGTTATTTACAGCAAACAGGTGCAACTTGCATTTCGCAAATCTGCAATCTGTGAAGCTATCACTAACTCTGACTATTTCGGAGAAATCGCTCAAATGGGCGACTCAGTAAAAATCATAAAAGAGCCTGAGATTTCAGTAACTGCGTATCTACGTGGTACTACTATCTCGACACAGGATTTATCTGACAATGATTTTTCATTAACAATCGACAAAGCAAACTACTTTGCATTTAAAGTTGATGACATCGAAGAAGCGCACTCACATGTAAACTTCCAAAGCTTGGCTTCGGATCGTGCGGCATATCGTTTGGCTGATCAGTATGACCAAGATGTTCTTGGTTACTTATCTGGTTACAAACAGGCTGCATTACATGCAAATGCTAGTGCAGTAAACAATGTAGTAAATGGTACTAAAGCTAACTCAGCAGCTGGTTCAGACGAACTACTTGCAGCGAACAAGCTTAACAAAGGTTCATTTGGTAACATCACAACATCTTCTGCTGGAGAACATTCAATTCCAGTTGCAGCTCGTCTGCCGGGAGCTACTGCATTACCAACAGCTACTGTTTCACCAGCTATGTTGGTGGCACGTATGAGTCGTTTACTAGACGTTCAAAACGTAGACACACAAGGTCGTTGGATCGTAATTGACCCGGTGATGATGGAAGTCTTACGTGATGAAGATTCACGTCTGTTAAATGCTGACTTCGGTGGTGATGGCCTAAAGAATGGTCTAGTGTTGAACAACTTCCACGGTTTCCGTGTATACGTTTCAAACAACTTACCATCAGTAGGTACTGGTGCATCAACAACTGGTGCAGCTAACCAAAACGCTAACTATGGTGTTATATGTGCTGGACATGATTCGGCTGTTGCAACTGCAGAGCAGATCAACAAGACTGAAACATATCGTGACCCAGATTCATTCGCTGACATCGTGAGAGGCATGCATTTATATGGCCGCAAGATTCTTCGTCCAGAAGCTCTTGTATCAGCTAAATATAACTTAGCATAAATAAACATACTGTAGGTGGGCTGGGAAACTGGCCCACTTATATTTGTATTTATAGGAATTAACATGGCAACATATATAAACCTAGTCAATGAACTACTTCGTAGACTTAATGAAGTACAGATTGATTTAGCTAATTTTGTAACAACTAAAAATGTTCAGTCTTTAGCTAAGGATGCTATTAATTCTTCTATACGTGAAATATTGCAAGAAGCTCAGGAATGGCCTTTCACACTAGTCACGTATGAACACACACTAGAAGTAGGCACTAAAACCTACAGCTTCCCTTCTGACTTCTCTAAAGCAGATTGGGATACATTTTATTTAACTAATGCACAATCTGCGTACCCAACTAAGCTACCTAGTATTTCTTATGAATCATACATAAATGATAGAAGAAGTCTTGATGATGTAGCAGGTGTAGGTGGACACTCTAAACCAGACACAGTATATAAAACACAAGAAGATAAGTTCGGTGTTACACCAATCCCTGATAATACTTATGTTGTAGAATACAGATACTGGAAAGTCCCTGCTGATTTATCAGAAAGTGATGATGTGTGTATTATTCCTGACAGATTTAAACATGTAGTACTAGATGGTGCTATGATGTATTTAATGCACTTTAGGTCAAATGAACAATCTGCTAGATTACACGAAGATAAATTTAGAACAGGTATTAAATCAATGCGCAGATTGTTAGTAGACAGTAAAGACTATTTAAGCTCAACGGTAATATATAGAACAGGTACTGCATTTTAGATGGCTGATAATCTAAGTACATATGTTTCAGTTTGTGCTGGTGGTTTAATAACTAATGTAGACCCTCTTACACAAGCTGTTAGTTTATCGGGTAGTGCTATACGTATGATAAACTATGAACCTGCTTTATCGGGTGGTTATCGCCGTATTAGTGGGTATTCAAACGACTATGGTACTGTACCCGGAACAGGCCCTGTACTAGGAGTAACAGTAAACGGTAACTTACACGATGGTATATTTGCATGTAGAAAACCTACATCTGGACATGACTATCTATACAGGTGGCAAAACTCTAACTCGTCTTGGGTAGCTATACCCGAAGCTGGTAATCCTAATATGACTAATGTATCTAGGGTTAGATTTAGTAGTTATAATTGGTCTGGTGAAGTAATACTTTTAACAGATGGTGTAAATCCAGCGGCTACATACGATGGTACTACATACACACAAATAACACACGCACAAGCCCCTAACAATCCTAAGTATTCTGAAGAGTTTTCATCCCATGTTTTTTTATGTGGAGATTCTTCTGAACCATATAATTTATATTTTAGTGCACCCTTAAATGCTATTGACTTTAGTTCTGGAGCAGGTGCAGGTGTTATTAATGTAGGCTATACTATAACAGCTATTAAGAAGTTCCGTAATCAATTATACATTTTTGGTGTTAATAATATCAAAAGATTAGTGGGTAATAATATAGCTAACTTTACATTAGAAAATGTAACATCAAATATGGGTTGCCTTGCTCCTGATTCTGTGGTAGAGTTTGGAGGTGACTTGTTATTCTTAGGACCTGATGGTATACGTCCTGTTTCTGGTACTGATAAAATTGGTGATGTTGAACTTGCTACAGTATCAAAAGAAATACAATCAATATTTGATAACTATTATTTATCAGAACAAATAGAAGATGTAGCTATTGTAGTACTTAGGAAAAAGTCACAGTTTAGATTTTTCTTTAAAAATGATTCATCTCTATCTTTAATAGGTGGTATACGTAAAAGTCAAAACAAACAAAGTATTTTTGAGTATAGTCAGCTTACAGGTATTGAAGCAAATTGTGTAGACAGTGGTTATATAGGACAATTTGAACATGTAATACATGGAGATGGTTCTGGTAAAGTGTACAGACAAGAACAGGGTAATAGTTTTGCTGGTAACTCTATTTTTAGTTTATATCAAACACCTTACTATTATATGGAAGACCCTGAGATACGTAAGATATTACATAAGGTAAATACCTATCTTAAATCAGAGGGTGATACAGAAGTGTTTGTTGGTGTATCATATGACTATGATGATTCAAATACTTTAAATCCTACTAACTATGATTTTACTACAGTGGGTGCGGCTTCGGTTTATGGTACAGCTATATATGGAGCAGGTGGTATATATGATGGTAATCCGTCACCTATAACTCTTACTAATATAGAAGGATCAGGTAACTCTGTATCCATAAGCTATGTTACTAACAACACAAATGCAAGTCATACTATACAGGCGTTAGCCTTAACGTATGAGACAGCCGACAGGAGATAATACTTTGGCAGGTTACGTAAGACAGTCTTCAGCAGACATAATACCAACAGCTACACTTCGTGCAGCACCTATTAACGCCGAGTATAACAAACTCCGTGATGCATTTGCAGTGTCAAGTGGACACAAACATGATGGATCAACAGGAGAAGGTGGATACATTCCACTTATAGGTGACGTTGATGCATTAAACAAAGTTTCTATAAACACAAGTACTAATCAAATTGGTGTGTTTGTTGAAGTATCTAATGCCGCAGTAGAACAGTTAAGATTCTCTGACGGTGCTATTATACCTGTAATAACTAATGATATAGACTTAGGTACTTCTGGTTTAGAGTTTAAAGATTTATACTTAGACGGTACAGCACACATAGATACACTTGATGTAGATATTAATGGTGCAGTTGCAGGTACATTTACTATTGGTAGCACATTAGGTGTTACTGGAACAACTACTCTAAGTACAGCTAATATAACTACAGGTGTTATTACTTCTGTAGATATTAACTCTGGTGCAATAGACAATGTAACCATAGGTGGTACAACTGCAGGTGCTGGTTCGTTTACTACACTAAGTGCTACAGGAACTGCTACTCTGGCTACTGTAGATATTAATGCAGGTGCTATTGATGGTACAACCATAGGTGCTTCATCTGCCGCACCAGCTACAGTAACAGACTTAACATCTACTGGTACAGCCACACTAGCTACTGTAGACATTAACGCAGGTAACATAGATAATACAGTTATAGGTGCATCAACAGCCGTTGCTGGTAGTTTTACTACAGTGTCTACTTCTGGTCAGGCTACACTAGCTACTGTAGATATAAACGGAGGTAATATTGATGGTACTATTATTGGTGCTTCTGCTACAGCCGCAATCACAGGTACAACTATTACAGGCTCAAGTCTTGTAGGCCCACTTACAGGTAACGTGATAGGTAATATCACAGGTAACGTTACTGGTAATCTTACAGGCAATGTAACAGGTAATGTAACTGCAGGGTCAGGTTTATCAACATTTAATAATGTAACTGTAAACGGAACACTAGATGTTACAGGTACAACTATTGCTAATGTTACCGATCCAACCAGTGCTCAAGATGCGGCTACAAAGAACTATGTAGATACTGCAGACGCACTAAAGCTTAACCTGTCTGGTGGAACTATGTCAGGTGCTATTGCTATGGGTGGTAGTAAAGTAACAGGTTTAGGTGCTCCAAGTGCTTCAACAGATGCCGCTACTAAGGGCTATGTAGACACCGAGGTATCTGCTTTAGTTGACTCATCTCCTGATGCCCTAAACACTCTTAACGAGTTAGCTGCGGCAATCAACGACGATGCAAACTTCTCAACTACTATTACTAATTCTATAGCTACTAAGTTACCCCTTGCAGGTGGTACACTAACTGGTGATATTGTAATGGGTACTAATGCTGTAACATCTACAGCTAACCCTACAACAAATGATGAGTTATCTCGTAAAGGTTATGTAGATGCACAAGATGCTACTAAGTTAAACTTATCAGGTGGCACTATGTCTGGTGCTATAGCTATGGGTACTAGCAAGATAACTGGACTAGGTGATCCAACAGCTAACCAAGATGGTGCTACCAAGAACTATGTTGACACAACTGCCTTACTAAAATCAGGTGGTACTA